CCTGCGGCTGACTTCAAACAGGAGGAACAAAAGTGAAGTGGACACCAGATCTGATTGACTCAGTCATCAAGCTGATCATTGGCGCAACCTTCTGCATGGTGCTGCTGATGATGTCGAGCTTGGCCATGTACTCGGTGGTTTTTGTGACCCAGCCAATGACCGGCATTGCCCCAGCGGACAAGCAATTCTTTATGCTGCTGTCGGATATGTCCAAGTACATCCTGGGTGCGTTGGCTACCCTGCTGGCCATCAAGGGCAAGGACGGCGTGGCCAAGCTGATCGACCCACCACCTGGCGTATCAAAGGCCAGCGATTGGACTGACCCACAACCACCAGCTCCGAAGGCACCGGCACCGACCCACGCACCTGTGCGCATGGAGCCGCAGCTCGAGCCTGCAGCGCCCGTGGTTACCGGCTTCAATGGCAAGGCAGCACCACCAGCAGCACCACAACCTGAACTGTAAGGGGGAACTATGAACACACTGGTACTGATCCGCATGGCTGCAACTGTGGCCGCTAGTCTGTTGCTGGCATTCAACGTCCATGCCGGTGGTGAGATGAAGAAGGTCTGCCGGGAAGATCCCAAGACCAAGAAGGAAGTCTGCCGCGAGATAAAGGTACATAAGAAACTCGAAGGCACCAAGGTGCCGCCGAAATGAATCCCTGGTTCATTGCTGGTGCTGTGATTGCGGTGGCCGTGGCGGGTGCTGGCGGCTATGCCAAAGGCACAGCGCACGGCAAGGCAGAAGTGCAGGCCCAATGGGATCAGGAAAAGGCTAAACTCGCGCTTGAGTATGCTGCTGCCCAGGCTGCTGCGCGTGAGAAAGAGCAGCAGTTACAGGCACAGGCCGATCAGCTAAGAGAGGAATCCAATGCAAGGGTCAAAGATATTAATAGTCGGACTGACAAGCTTATTGACAGCTTGCGCCAGCGCCCCGACCGCAACTCCACCGCCGCGGCAGGTGCCGTGTCCGGTGCCACCCAATCTTGCAGTGGAGCGAGTGGAGCGGAACTGGATCGGAGAAATGGAGAGTTTCTTGCGTGGTACGCCGCCGACGCAGCAAGGCTTGCCAGCGCCCTCGACACCTGTCTCAAGCAGTACGAAGCAGTAAGGAACACCCCCCGCTGACCCTGCGCCACTCCTGCGCGACCAAGGTGGATCAGCGGGTTTTCCCGGTTACTCGCCGGGATTTTTTTCCTTGTCATTCATGGTGGCACCCAAGATTTTCAGCCTGCGCTGGTAGTGTTCGGTGTGCTTGGTCTTGGCCACCAGGTCGAGCTTGTCGATGGTGTCCTTGTTGACCTCCTTCAACTGCCGCAGCGCTGTCATACGCTGGCGCTCCGGTGCTTTGCCTGCGGTCAGCGTCTTCTCAGCGATTGCTTCATAGGCATCCGACCATTCCTGGTAAGTGCCGTGAGCTGATATGATTCTCGGGTCGGTGTTTTCACCTTTGCTTGGTACATACAACGGCACCCCATCTAGCGCATCAGGTTCTGCAGCAGGTTCTGCAGATTCGGCAGCCGCATTCTGCAACTCAGCATTGATCTCATCCAGGTCAGGCACATACTCATCCTGCGTTGGGATCTCTGCTGGTGGCGGGATCATGTCCAACGGATTGGCAGGCAGTGGTGTGACATCCTTCGGTGGCCGTGGCTTTGCCTCATCTGGAAAGTCTTGCGCTTCTTCGACGGTGATCAGGCCTTTGAGCGCGTCAGGAAAGGCATCTCTTAATGCGAAACCTCTGGCCCGCATCTGCATCATGCGCTTTGGGTACGCCTGCCACGGGCCTTGCTTGCCCCATAAGCCAGCTCGCTTGGCATCTTCGACCGAGAACTTAGCGACCACCGGCTTGCGGCCACGGCGCTTGGCCACGCAGACTGCTGTCGGGTTTGGCGTGTTCTCATTCTCAAAGTATTCCTCAATGTCTTCGCAGTGTGGCGATGCCTGCACCAGCGCCATTGCTGCGTCACCGTAGACGCTGGGCTTGCCATTGATCACGGCGATATTCTGCAGTGCCTGCATGGGTGCCAGGCCGATCTCAGCGCCCCACTGCATGGCCACCAGTACGTCCAGTGGCTTGCCGGTGTAGGCCTTTGGCACCAGGCTGGACGATGCCAGCTCTTCGGCAAACTGCTTGGCTTCGGAAAAGGTAGTGGGTGCGAATCCCGGTCTAATGGTTAGTTGCATCGTCATCTCCTTGTGAAGGTAAAAAGGCTTGCAGTGTGTACAGAATCAAAGCGGTGAAGGCTTCGACAATTTCCTCAGCTTCTTCTTCGCTGCACTTGGGTATGGTGTTTAGCAGCGAAACGACAGCGCGTGCGTGGGCTTCTTCAAGTTTGGTCGGGTCGCGCCAGATCATGCGATCTCCTTAATCGACAGCGTTGACTGCCTGATGCTGTAGGCTTCTTTCGCAGGCACAACCTTCTCTGCTGTGGCTTTGTAGCTGCGCATTGGCCAGCGGATCTCGAAGCGTCCGATGCTGGCCTTGGCAGCCTGGCCCATCATTGCCTTCAGCTCAGTCTCGGCCTCGCTGCGGCGGCCTTCGGCTGCTTTGATGTCGGCGTTGGCAGTCACGATCTGATCGACCAATTGCTCGGCTCGACCAGGCAGATTGACCACCACGTTTTCGTCGGCTGCCGGGTACATACGGTCGGCATCCTTGGGATTGGCTGGCGGGTAGAAGTCAATCTCGCCTGTGGCTTTGTATTTGTCCAGCTTCTTCTGAAACTCCAGCACGGCTGTCTTGATGGTGTACAGGGTCTGCTGGTGTGGCTCAAACAGGAAGATGCGCAGCGTGGTGCCTTGGTACAGCACAGCCAGCGCACCCCACTTGGCCTGCATAATGTCCATCTGTGCTTGCAACTGCACTGGCCCTCGGTACAGCGCTGGTATCTCCTCGGGTGCCACGGCTGTCAGCTTGGCCTCGAGTACGCCAAAACCGTCGAGCATGATTTCATCCTGGCCGACCACGATGATGCCTGCGTCAGTGTCGGTACGGATCTTCTGGCCACGGCCATGCGCGTAGCCATCCAGGCTGCAGGCTAGCGGCAGTGTGTCGTGGAAGAAGGCTGAGTCAAACTCGGTGGACAGCTCAAACAGCTCCAGCCGCTTGGCAGTTTCCCGCAGGATCATGGACTCGAGCCGGTCGCCCCAGGCCATTGCTTCGTTCTGTTTGTCTTCGCGTGGCACACCCTTGGCTGCGTTGATTGAGAACTGCAGCTCATCGTTGGGTGTCTGATACTTGGACAGGCCCAGCAGCGCAGGCAGGCGGCTGGCGCTCATCATGTAGTCAGGTGTTTTCTTTCCGGCCATGTTTATTTCTCCTCGTTGAGTTTGTAGATCCGCACCACGCGAGCGTGGGCGGCCTTGTGTGTGGCTTCGGTAAAGCCAATTGCTGTGAATTTTTTACCTCTGAAAACAGCGCCCAACACTGATGGGTGCAGCTCCGCAGGCAGGCTGATGGCAGCTCGGACATCGTTGATGGACACGCTGCCCTGGCTCTTGGCGATGTCGGTGGCAATGCGCCGACAGTGCGCTAGGAAGTCAGCATCACGCTGCTCGAAAAGGGCTAGCTGCGCGTCACGCAGGATCTGGCCGGTGATCATATGACACCCGCCACAAAGAACAGGGCAAAGATGACGGCCATGCCAAGCAGAAAACCATTGAAGAAATCGTCGCTCATGCTGCACCTCGCTGAATTAGGTTAGACACTTGGGCTGGCAGCCACTTGGTATTGCCGCGGGCTGTCTGCACACCACGGGCCTGCAGAGCGGTGGCGATTGCACGCAGGCTGGTGGCACCAGAGCGCTGGATGTCGGCGATGATGGGCATCACCTTGGCTGCGAATGCGTCAGCGTTGGCACGGCCAGCGGCTGCACCGGCAACTGCTGCTGCTTGCGGGTTTGGGTTACCCAGGCGAACGCCACGGGCCTTGGCGGCCTGCAGTGCTGCCTTGGTGCGGCGGCTGATCTCTTCGCGCTCATGCTGTGCGACCACAGCGCGGATACCAAACTCGAGGGTGCCAGCGTGAGGCATATCGGCGGCAACGATCTGCACACCAGAGTCACGCAGGGTCAAAAGGAAGGCTGCCTGGCGCGATAAGCGGTCGATCTTGGCGATCAGTAGTGCGCTGCCGGTGGCTTTGCACATTGCGATGGCGGCGGCTAACTGTGGCCGGTCATCGTGCTTGCCTGATTCGATCTCAGTAAAGCTGTGGATGATGCTGTCAGCGTAGGCTTTGACTTGTGCCTGCTGGGCTTCGAGGCCCAAGCCTGACTGGCCCTGGCGCTCGGTGGAAACTCGGAAGTAAGCAACGTAGGAGGTCATGATTAAGCCCCCCGCTTGTTAAACAATGCTGTTGCTGCGTCGAGGGTCATGCCCTTCTGAACGTAGCGCCAGACTTTGCTGATGCCGCCTTTTACATGGCGGTTATAGTTTTCGCAGAGCTTGTAAACGCCAAATGTAGTGCCGTCTTGGACTAAGGCGTACTGAATGCCGCGCTTATTGGTAATGGTCTTGATTGCTTGCATCTCAATCTCCCTGTATCTCGGTGAGGTTGCGGTCTTGAGTGACCGTAGACAGAAGATCTCATATATCGCAGCGATATGTCAACACCCCAAAGCAAAATAATTTGTAGTGCTATCAAAGTGGCAACCGTTGACGATGTTACGGTGCTGGCTTTATATTCGGGCGATATACACAAGGGGGCAGCATGAAAGAGGGCAAGATGTTTCTAATGCGTATGCGGCCAGAGGTCAGGCAGTTGCTAGACCAGGCGGCTGCAGAGCAGCGTCGCACCAGGGTGTCGATCCTAGAAGAGCTGATACTGGAGGCCTACGGCAAGCGCTACCAGAGCACGCAGGATCGGCTGAACAAACTGTTGGGT